TTACTTGCCCTTCTGCTGTAAATTTTTCAGCGGTTTTACATTCCCGCTGTTTTGACGTTCACGAAGTTCCCTCACGGTCGCCTGCGCGACCGCCTTGCGGTCGGCATGACGGCAGTAGCGTTCGACCATTTCGACGGACAGGCCAACCATGTCGCTGATCTGCATCGCGGTCTTTCCTTCCAGCCGGTGACGGATACAGGCATTCGCCCGCAGCCCGTGCCAGACGGCGCCTTCAAGCTCGGGAAGATCAGCCCGCACCTCGTTGAAGACCTTCCACAGCTGGTTGGTGGTGAACGGCTTCCCGGCATTGCGGCCGCGCTCTTGCAACAGGAACGGGCCGGGCCGCTTTTCCCACGTCCGCATTTCCTGTTCGAGTTCCGGCAAGATCGGACAGACGGGGAAGGCGCCGCTTTTTTTCTGACGCAGCGGGATCACATCACCGTCAACATCGTTCCAGCCGAGCCGGATCACATCGGACACCCGCTGGCCGGTATAGCGCCCCAGCACATACGCCCGCCGCAATGCCCCGGTGAAATTGTCATCGGCACATTGCAGCTGCGCCGGCGTCCACGGCTTGAAGCCTTCGCCGCCCGTGAACTTCACGACGCCATGCGTCGGGTCATGATGCAGCAGCTCGCGCGGGCCGCGCGCCCAATTGCACATGGCCTTGAGCGCATCCAGGATGTTGTTCGCGGAAGCGGGCTTCTCGGCCCCGATCTTCTCCATCAGCGCCTGGACATGCTTCGGCCGAAGATCCTCGGCCCGCAAGCTACCCCATGCCATGCGGACCCGCTTCAGATACCTGAGGTAATGCGCCTGCGTCGAGGGCGCCAGTTTGCGCGGCAGGCCGGGCCAGGCAGCGACATAGGCGTCGATGAGGCCTCCGATTGTGTCGGTCGGAACGGCATCGTTGATGCCCTGCGCCTGCTGAACCGCGGCCCAGAACGCGGGTGAATGGGGATCATCGGGCAGACGGATGCGCGGCCCGGCATGGGCGGTCCCCCTGCCCTCCTGATAATAGAAATAATCCTTGCCCTTGGACGTGACCCAATGCACGGATCTCGGCAGCTTGATCCTACGCGACATTGGAAATCCCCGCCATGAAGGGATCGGCTTGGGGGGCAGCAAGGCCGTTCAGCCGCGCCACAACCTCGGCCCAGGACCAGCGGACGGACGAACCCGCACGGATCGGCCTCGGAAGAACGCCACGCCTCACCCATTCATCAACGGTCGATTCGCTGATGCACAGTTCAGCCGCCAGCGCGGCCTTGTCGGGATAGGCAGGGGGGCGATCCCCCGCCACAGGACGGCGGGCCATTGCTCAGCCCTCAAGGGGGATAACATGGCCCCCGGAAATAGTGCTATGATTAAGCATGTCTGATTCCTCGTTGGTTTCAGTCTAGGGCCGGGGCGGGGTAGTTTGGCGACGATGCCGCTCCGGCTTACTTATCCAAACTAAGGCTTGGGCCTTGGCGTCGTAAACTATACTTGGTGGCCTAAGCGTGGGTAATTGAGTAAAAGCGCTGATTTCACTTGAAAATCTCGCTTTTTCCTGTCCCTATTTGATAGGCACATTGCACGCTGGGAGATTAACTTTCCGAGCATGACGGACTATGAATTGTGCTGTGACGCCGGGCCGCTTCCCTCTTCACCGCCGCAACGATGGTCGTGTGATCCCGGTTCAAGACCCGCCCGATCTGCTGATAGGTCATCCCCTTCTGTCGAGCGATGAAGCAAACGATTTGGCGAACGCGGACGATTTCGGCTTTTCGGGACTTCCCAGTGATCTGGTCGGCCGTAACGCCAGTGGCGGCGGCCAGCTCCTGCACGATGGCCTTGACAGTCGCACGGGGAGCATGAATCTCCTGGGCGGCGTCAACGTCCTGCGCTGTGACGAAGTGAAAATGCGCGGTCATGCCTCCGCCTCCATCAACTTGATGATCTGGCGCAGCGCGGCGCGGACATAAGAGCGTGCCTCGCGTTCGGACTGGCTGTAGCCGGTCGGGCGCTCGGTTGCGTCCAGGGCGAGGGTCAGGCAGTCGTGGATTTCGTGAAGTCTGGTGACAGGCAAAGCGCCTGTGCTATGGCAATGAACAGCCATTCGCGATCCTCCTAACAGATCGTGTTTCGGTTAGGGCCGGGAAGTGTTACCAGCACTTGTCCCGGCTCGTCTTTTATGGTTGCCTAAATCCATGACTGATGCAACAGAAAAAATGCAACCACAAAAGAGAGGCCGTCCTGCGATTGGGAAGGGAACGCCGGTGCAGGTTCGCCTGCAACCTGACCTATTGGCCTGGGTCGATGCTGAACGGGCGAAGGTGAAACCAGAGCCAACGCGGCCTGAAATGATCAGGCATATCCTTGAGAAAGTGAAAGGTCAAAAATGAGCAATATCAATACCGGAATCGTCGTTCAGTTGAGATCGGGCGGCCCTAAAATGACCGTCAGATGGGTAGAAAATGGAGAAGCTTATTGCGAATGGTTCGCAGGAGCAGATGTTAAAGGCGCCAAGTTTGCAGTTGAACAGCTCGCGCCTGTCTAACGAATGGACAGCCGAATAGGCCGGGGCGCGCCAACACCCCGGCCATGTCAGCCCCGGTTTCGCCGTGCTGACCTGCGCCACGCCCGGAAGGAATGCGAGCCGCGCCATGACGGGGTTATGGCTCAGACAAGCCGGGCACTCACCGTCTAACCCCAATCGCTTCACGGATTACCGCAGGGCGCGATCAGGCCCTATGCTTCGCCGCTTGGCTGCGCGGCAGGGATGGGAATGCGCATCGCGGTTCACTTGCGAGCACGCCAAGCCTTCATCTGGCAGGACGTTGAACAGAAGCGGGCCACGGATCGCTTGCGTGCTGGCACCAATCCCCCGCACCATTCGCACGGAGGCCGGGCGGCCTTGGCTTCCAGCCGCGCGGCGCGCTCGATGACGCGGTATTCGCGCATGTAGCAGGCATACGAGCAATAGCATGCGTCCGAGCGGCGTCCCGCCGGGATCTGCCCCCCGCATCCTTTGCAACGATCGGTGAAGTCTAGAGCCAGTTCACCGCCAGGTCGGCCGCCGCGCCCTCGTCCGCCTCCCTGAGACGGGCGATATGATTGTGATGGGACGTCGCGCAAATACGGCTGCAGTATTTGCGCTGTTCGCCCGTCAGCGGCTTGTGGCAGCGAACGCAGCGGGTCCGCTCGATCAGGGTTCCAGCCTCGATTGTCCATTCCGGTTGCCCCTCATACCAGTCGGGACGCTCGGCCCCGATGCGCTTGAACACTTCGGCCAGCAGGTCGCGGGCCATCAGGTCGGCAGACAGCCAGCCCCATCCTTGCAGGCAGAAGTCGGCGCGCAGCCCGGCCCGCAACGGACCTTCCAGGCCGAAGATCGATGCCGTCGCGCCCGACTCGAAGGTCATGCGGACCAGCGCCGCCAGGTCCCTGACCAGCGCCTGAAACCGGCCGGCGCCGACCCTGCCGCGCAAGGCATCGCGTTCCCGGTTCCTTTCCTTGCGCAGAAGCCTTTTCGCTTCGGGGGTCATGACCAGCATCATTCCGCCCAATCGATGAAGGCCAGCGCGTCCTTGACGGTGGCGGGGTCCAGCCCGGCCTCTTTCGCCGTCGCCATGGCCTGCAGCATGGTCGCGACCGCCCGCGCCTTGCCGCCGTGGTCATAGGCCTGCATCGGCCGCACCACGTCGATGGCGACGGCTGCGCCCAGCTTCTCGGTCGCTTCCTCGGCCATCAGGTTGGCGATGGGTTGCAGCACCAGCTGCGCCAGGTGGCGCTGCGCCTCGCGCACCAGCGGGCCGGTGGTCGCCGGGTTGGTCAGGCCGGGCAGGATGCCGAAGACGTTGTAGATCTCGCCCCTGGCTTCGGTCAGCAGCTTGTCGGCCAGCGTCTTGTCCAGTTGCGGCGAAAGCTGGTCCGGGGATTTGCCGATATTGGGGTTCATGCCGGCGGCCGTCGCCTGGGCCACGCCCTCGATGACAAGGGACGCCCCCCGGTTGCCCCGGAAGCTGCGCCGCATGCTGTCCATGTCGTCGGCGCTGCCCTCGGGCACGGGGATGATCTGCGATCCGATGGGCGCATCGCGGAACACGTCGCGCAGGGCCATGGTGATTTCGTCCAGGAGGGACGCCGACAGCTTGGCACGGGCCAGCGGCGCCGATCCGGCCCAGGGGGTGACGGCATCGCAGCCGATGCGGAAATGCAGCACCTCGCCGGCCAGAACAGTTTCCGAGCGGCCGCCGCCGATCTCGGGCAGGCCGACGCGATAGGCGCGCGGCTGGCCGTATCGGGTGGACAGGTCCCAATCGGTGGCCGGAACGAGCCGGTCGCGGATCAGGAACAGGCATTCGCCCCGCAAGGCCAGCGCGCGGGCGCAGATCGCCATGCTGCGCCGGTCCAGCAGGTCGGTGCCGGTCACGTCAGCCAGCGACAAGCCGCTTTCCCAGAGGATGACCGAGGCCTGCACGGCCGAGGTCAGTTCGGCCAGCCCGGAGCCGCCGGCGATCCAGGCCTCGCGCGCCGCCATCAGCGCGGCGGTATAGCCGGGCTGCGCGGCGCGGGTTTCGGTCTGTGCAGATTTGCTCACACCCCGGCGGAAGATATCCATCAGCCCCATGTCAGGCCCTCCAGCGGTTCAGGTGATAGGCCGGGCCGCGATAAGGCTGCCGGTCCTGGTGGGTTTCCCAGGCGCGCGCCTCGATCTGGGCTTGCGAATAGGCCGGCCGGGTGACGGTCGAGATTTCGAACAGATCGGCGCGGGTGATGGTGCGCAGCGTCCCGGCCGCGCGGCGCTCGATCCGCTCGCCGCCGCGGTGGACGCGGAAACCCGGCGACAGCCCCCGGATCAGGCCCGAGGCATGGGCCGCAAGGAAGTCCCGCGCCCAGCTGGTGCCGCCGTCGATCTCGGCCTCGATCTCCAGGGCGGCATCGGTATCGCGCAGTTGCAGGGTGCCGGCCGCGCGCGAGGCCAGCGGGCGGTTGAAGTCGTGACCGGCCAGCAGGTGGATATCCTCGCCCCGCTCGATCCGATCCGCGAAGGCACGGGCAGCGATGATCTCATACCGCCCGGCTGCCAGTTCGGTTTCAGCGCCATAAGGGAACGTCGCCCGAAGGCGGGTTGCCCCGCCCTCGCTGCGCAGTTCCAGCGCCCCGAGTGACGCTCCCCACAGCATCAGTCGCCGCCTTCCGCGATGCCGGTCAGGATCCGGGTCTGCAGCCCCCGCGGCACGGTGAAATCAGCCGTGACCAGCGCCGTCAGCACCAGCTGGCCCGAAGCCGCCTTGGTGTAGGGATCGCGGATCAGGTCCACGCCGCCATAGATGCCCAGATAGCCCGGCGCGATGCCCTGGACGGTCGCGGTCAGGATCGTGGACTCGGCCGGGATGACGTTGCTGATCGCCGGGCCGGCGATGTGCTTGGTCAGGCGGTCCCATTCCGAAACGGCGGTGCCGGCGATCAGCGCATCATCCAGCTCGGCCCAGATATCCGGGCCGAAGCCCAGATTGACCTGGCTGGCCGAAGTGATCGCGTTGGCCTGCATGAAGGCCACCACCTGCGCCCGGAACGCCGCCCAGGTCGCGGCCGCGCCAACGGCGGTCGAGGCGATGCCATAGGCTGCCGCGCCGGGGATGATGCCCAGAGGCTGGCCGGCCGCGCCGCTGCCATTGACCACCACCCGGTCAAGCTCGGTGCCGATCACCGCGTTCAGGTCGCGGCGAATGGCCGATTCCAGCCCCTCGCCCGCCTGTTTCAGCGCCTTGCGGCTGATCACCATCTGCGCCCCGCCCGTCTGATCGGGGTTCAGGCTGCGCTCGGTGGTCTGGTATTCCGAGGCCGCGCCCACGTTGCCCAGCTCGGTGGTCTGCCAGCCGAACACGGCGCCTGCGGTCGCAACCGGAAACTCCAGCTCGCCCGAGGTGATGTTGATGGACTGGACGCCGAGGCGCGAGGCCACCGAAGCCGGGAACAGCCGGTCGATCACCGGGCGGATGGTCTTGGGGTTGATCTGGTCGGCCGCGACGGTTTCGCCGGCGCGGGTTTCCAGCGCCGCCAGCGGAACCGGAACGCCCTGATAGCCGCCCTTGCTGCGAAGCTCCTCCACGACCTCCCTGGTCGCGCCGGTCAGCGCCCGGCCTTCGTCGAGGGCAAGCGCCACCTGACGCAGCTCGAAACGGCCGACCAGTTCGGCATATTCGCGCTCGGAGCGGGTTTCCAGTTCCTCGCCCGCCTCGCGCCGTTCGCTATCTTCCGCGATCAGCGCGGCGCGATAGCGGGTTTCGTTGGCGCGATATTCCGCGTCCATGGTCTCCATGGAGCGGGTTTCGTCCTCGGTCGGGCTTTCCTTACCGACCAGGCCCGCCAGCGCCTGCCGGATTTCCGACTGGCGACGGGCGATCTTCACAGAATCCAGCATGTGATACCTCATGTTGCTGGGGTGGGTTGTGTCGGCAGATCGGCAACGGCTTGCGCCCAGGCATCGCGCTCGGGCGACCGGATCGGCGCGGGATGGCCGCACTCGATCCGGGTTTTCTTGGTGTGGCAGGAGCTGCACCGGGTGGCGCAATTGGCCGGGTCGAAGGCCAGCTCGGGATTGCTGCGAACCGGCCTGACGTGGTCGATTTCCAGCCGGCCGCGCTTCGTGCCGCAATCGACACAGGCCCAGCCGTCCCGTTCCAAGACGATCTGGCGCAGCACCTGCCAGCGCCTGGTTTTCAGGACCGGCCGGGAAAAGCGCCGCCATTCGTCGCGCTTCACGCCCATGTCGCCCTCGCTTTCCGCACCGGCGCGGCCTTCATCCGCGCGCCCTGCGCGACCGCCAGCACCGCAGCCGCCGCCGCATCAATCCGGCCCAGGGAACGGGCTTTCGCCAGCTTGGCATTCCCGGCCGGGTCGATCAGCGTGACGGCATCCGCGAAGGCGAAGCGCAGCAGCAGCGACGGCAGCACCTTGATCTCGCCGTCGAACAGGCTGCGCCGGAACCGCTCGATATCCTCGGCCCCGTCCTTCCAGCCGAAGCCGCGCCAGATGAACGGGACACGGCCAAGCCCTGCCGCCTGCATGGCCTCGGTGAATTCGGCATGGCGGAAGCGGTCGCCGACGATGCAGGCTGGCTGGATACCGTCCAGCTGGCGCACGATCTCGGCCAGCCATGGGCCGGGCGGAACGGTATTGTCGCCCATCACGGACAACTCGCCGCGTTCCTGCATTTCGACATAGCGCCCGGCGACGGCATCGGCCGCGCCGCGATCCGCCAGCGACGGGAAGGCCGGGAAGGTGCCGAGGGCTTCCAGCCGCCCGGTTTCCGGCCAGTAGAACGCCGCCGCCGACATGGAGCGCGACCCGCCCAGATCCACGCCGAGAATGCAGGGGCCTTCCCGCGCCGGCAGATCCTCGGGCGAAACCTCGGCCGAAAGCCATTCGTCCACCGTGACCAGCACCGAGCGGTTCTCGATCGACACCCGCTCGTTGCGGTTCAGGTTGCGGAAGCTGGACAGGGCCGCGCCGCCGCGCGCGATGGCGGTGCGGGCAGCAGAGACCAGCCATTCCGGGGTCGAGCCGATGCCTTCGGACGCGCCGGGGTTCGCTTCCAGCAGCGACGGCAGATCATCGGCCGGCAGTCCGAAGGCGGGGCGATGTTCCTGGACGTAGCTGCCGGGCGGCGGTTCATCCAGCCAGCGCGAAAAGGTGTTGGTATCGTCGGGGGCCGAGGTCGAGATGATCAGCGCCCGGCCGTCGCGCTTGCCGAGGCCCGAGAGGATGGCGTTTTCGAGATTGTCGCCCTTCTCGCGTTCCCAGGCCGCGCGTTCGTCCATGATCGCCAGCGTTGGGGCGCCGCCGAGGATCGACTTGCCGTCAGCGGCGATGCAGCGCGCCAGCCCGCCGCCGTTCCCCGCGAATTCTATCTCCAGCTTGGAGCCGCGCCGGATGGTGAATTGCGCCTGGTCATCTTCCGGCAGCCCGTTGATGTAGCCCAGCACGAAATTGAAGGCGATGCGCGCCTGGTCGCGGTTGCGGGCAGCGAAGATGATCTCGCGATTCGGCTGCGGGTTCTCTTGCAGCGCGCCGACCAGCTCGGCCAGCGCGAGGCCCGCCGAAAGCGCCGTCTTGGCGTTGCCGCGCCCGATGGACAGCACGCCGACCGTCACGCCCTTGCCAAACGACCCTTTCACGAAATTCCGCTGGAAATTCGCCAGTTTGAGGGGTTTTCCGGCCTTTTTGCCTTCGGGGACGCGCAACAGCCCCAAAAACTGGATCGCGCGCATCGACGGCGATTTTCCCCGGATTTTTTCCAGAAGGGAGAGCGGAACACTCCGCCGCCGGTCCCCAGACACAGACGAATTCCGGGCATTGGGACCATCTCCGAGCAGGTCTTGCACGGCGGCTTCGGGTCCGGTGATCATGCCGGCACCTCGGGACAGCGGGCGATCCAGCCGAGACATTCCATCACCTCGTAGCAGTACCGCTTGGCGCTGCCGGGGGCGGGATGCGCGATGCCGTGATGATCAGCCAGACGTTCGGCAAGCTCACCCCAGTTGGAAACATGCTTGACGCCGACACCATGACGCCGAGCGATCCGCGCCAACCGTGTTCTGTGATTTTTCGCTCGCGTGTTTCTCGGCATAGCCTTCCTCTCTAACTTCACCGTCGCCCCCTGCTGGTTGGTGAGGGCTTGAGCTAAGGGCATAGGACGACCAGCCCCGGCACATGGCCCGGACTAGTCCCTATGCCCTGGGCGATCTTGCTGGCCGGAGCCGGGCCGTCGCTTTGGGCCGAGCCGTGCGCGTGACCTGCGCCGGATCGTCGGTTGCAGCTTTCAGGACGTGGTCACTGTCCTGGGGAACGGGCCTCAACCTTTCGGACTGCCCTTGCCTATGTTCCCGCCCCGTGGTGGGCGCTCGCGATCCAGAGCCACCGTGTGCTAACCGTCCTCTGGTCGGCCCCCGCGTATCGTCGCGCGCGGGGGAACGCGTCGCTTAGTCCTCCTCGATCAGCGTCACATCGTCGGGCAGATCGTCGTCATGACCGATCACACCGCGATCCTGCCGCGTGGCGGCAACCAGACGCTCCATGACGGCCAGTTGCTTGTGAGAGGGGCGCCAGTCCGGCCTGCGCCGCGCTCGCTGGATGGACAGCGCAAAGCCGCGCTCCCAGCCTCGGGCGTTCGCAATCACTCGCCCCCAACTGAACAGCAGGTCATCCACCTCGGCATCGCCCGTGTATGCGTGTTCGGCCCTCATGCCCGCACCCCGCGATAGCGCCCGACGATGCGGACGAAATGGGGCGACAGGGCATTCCTGTCCGTCGAACCGCGCGCATCGTAATAGGCCGCGACCTGATCCAGCAGGGCGTGGCGCAGATCATCGGGGATATCCTCGGGCTGATCGCCAAAGCCTGCGAGGTAATCGATGATGATCTCGCCGGCCGGGCGAGGCCCTGTCAGCCGCAGCGCGGGGCGCCGGCCGGTCATTACCGCGAAATCCTCAAAAGCTTCCCCGCCCGCCGTCACGCTGACGCTGGACCAGTCCAGCAGCGGCGTGATCGGAAGATGGAAGATCGAGGCACGCGGCCAGGCCGACATGCAGACGCGGATCGTCTGCGTCAGCAGGGCAATCTGGGCGTAATCCTCGGCCTCGCGGGTGACGGCTCCGCCCATCACTTCCAGATCGGCATCATCGTCCCCGAAGTCGATGCGCCCGCGCAGCTTGGCGGCAGGCAGATCGACAGCGGCGGTGGCCGGGCGGTTCAGGCGTTCGATGATCATGCCGCCCTCTCTTGGCTGATGAAGGCGCGGAAGGCGTCCTGGTCTTCGGGCGGCATGTGGGCGAACGCGGCGGCACCATAGGCTTTCAGCTCGGCCCGGCTGGCGTTCTCAGCCCAGAAATTGGCTTCGCGCATGATCTGGGCGAATGCGGCAATCGGCATCCCGGCCCGCAGGCCATGCAGGATCGCTTCCAGAAACGGCAGGCGGTCGGCCGGATCACAGCTCATCAGCGCCTCGATCAGCGCATGAGCCTTGGCTTCGCGGCGCATGTTGTGGATCATCTCAGCGGGCGCGTTTTCCGTTTTACAGTGAAGCGGATTGTTCTGGCTCCGTTCATCGGAAGTTCCGCTTTGGCTGGAAAACGGTTCTCTTTGAAGATCAGTCGCATGGGGATATTGCGGTGAAATCCTGCACCTTCCCCCTATCTTGACGCGCCGGACGCCCTTGACCCCTTATCTGGGCCGCAGATCGTGCCCGATGGCCAATCGCCCCCTTTTCATCTTCTGACGACGCCCTATGCTGGCGCCAGGCGAGAGAGGGTGACTGAATGGTGCGGCCGGGAATTGACTATGGTGGGATGATGCATCGCGCGATGCAGCGGCTGATCGCCGACGTGCTGCGGGACGTGGCCGCGAACGGCCTGCCCGGAGAGCATCATTTCTTCATCACCTTCGACACGCGGGAGGAAGGCGTCGAGATGGCCGACTGGCTGCGCGACCGCTATCCCGAGGAAATGACCATCGTCATCCAGCACTGGTTCGACAACCTGACCGTGGATGCCGACGGCTTCACCATCACGCTGAATTTCGGCAACTCGCCCGAGCCGCTGCGCATCCCCTTCGACGCGCTGCGCACCTTCGTCGACCCCTCGGTCGAGTTCGGCCTGCGTTTCGAGACGCAGGACCACGACGAGGATGACGAGGACGAGGATGAGGACGAGGCGCCCGACGACGATGGCGGCGACGGCCCCGACAGCCCGCCTCCGGGCGGCGGCGAGGTCGTGCAGCTGGACCGCTGGCGGAAATAG